GACCACCGAGCAGCCCTACCAGATGTTTGACGTGTTCGGTCCATACACGGAGGTCATGGCGGCCGGGGCGTTCGCACAGACACTGGCCGCGAACCCTGACGTGCCGTTGACGTTGCAGCACAACAGTCTGCAGCGGATCGCCTCGACGAAGAACGGCACATTACAGCTCGACGAGAACGAGGATGGCCTGCATGTGATGGCGGAGCTCGACCCGGAGGATCGGGATGTGCAGTACATCGTCCCGAAGCTGCGCAGTGGCCTGATCGATGAGATGTCGTTCGCATTCACGATTGAGGCATCCGAATGGTCGCCAGATTTCACAGAGCTGCGCATCAAGCAGGTGAATATTGACCGTGGCGACGTGTCCATTGTTGGATTCGGGGCGAATCCGAACACCTCTGCTGAGCTTCGGGCAATGTCGCTGACTCGTCTGCTCCGCGACGCCGATGTTGCCCAGCTGCAACAGATTGAACGGCGCGCCCGCATGCGTCTGCGCGACCTGGGTGCCACCCCCTCCATGAGTTTGGAAGAGTTGCTCAACATCTGAGCCTCTCCCATGGCGGCATGATGCCGCCGATCAAAGCACTGCGTTCCCGTGCTGCTGCCAGGCAGGCCTGGCACTGGCCCTGGCACCTGGTGCGAGCACAACACAACGCCCACCAGGGCAGGAAGGAGTCGGACAATGTCCGATTCGTATGGTGAGCTCGCCAAAAAGGTGCGAGCCAACATTGACAAGTTCCTTGAGGAACGGAAAGAGCATTCAGACAAGATTCTTGCGATCCGGTCTGCATGTGTGGATGAAAAACGGGATCCGTCCGAGGAGGAGGCTGCGACGGTTCGTGGCGCGAAGGCGAAGTTGGATGAGCTCGATGAGACAATCGAGGATCTTCGTGGCCAGGTTGCCATGTTCGAGAAGGAGCAGCGAGTCGCCGATGCGATGAAGCGTTCCGCTGAAGAGCGGAAAGAGAAGGATGCTGAGGTTCCTGCAGCTCGCGCACAGGTGACTCATGAGCCGTCCGTGTACAGTTCTCGGACTGCGCAGGATGGGGTTTCGTTCTTCCGTGACCTCTACAGTGTCCAGCTGCAGCGCGGGTTTGCTGGTGCAGCTGAGCGCATTGGCCGTTATGAGCGTGAGATGCAGTCTCAGCAGCAGCGTGCCGTTACGACCGGGAGCTTTGGTGGGTTGATCCCGCCAGAATATTTGGTCGACCAGGCTGCGATTGTTGCGCAGGCTGGGCGCCCCACGGCGAACATTGTGCAGAAGCTTCCGCTTCCGCAGGAGGGCATGCAGCTGGTCATTCCGCGGGGCACAACCCCTGCGGGTGCTGCTGTGCAGCCGACCGAGAACAGCACCGTGTCTAGCACTGACGAGGTGTGGGCGAACCTCACTGTGCCGGTGATTACTGTGGCTGGCCAGCAGGATGTGTCCCGTCAGTCTCTCGAGCGTGGCACGCCGGGGATTGACGCGATCATTTTCGCCGACCTGGCTGCCTCCTATGCGGTGGCCCTCGACAAGCAGGTTTTGCAGGGCACTGGCGCTTCCGGGCAGGCGCTCGGGATTCTGAACACTGCGAACATTGGTGCGGCGAGCGCGTTCGGTGCTGCTGCGACTGCTGCGCTGGTGCTGTCGAAGGTTCAGGGTGCGATCGCAACCGTGCAGGAGACCCGTTTCTTGCCTGCAGATGTGCTTGTCATGCATCCGCGTCGGTGGAGCTGGCTTGCTGCACAGACCGACACTGCTGGGCGACCGTTCATCTCGACCTCTGGCGCATATGGGGCATTCAATGCGCTCGGCGTGCAGGATCAGGCGGGCGGAGGAAACCCGACCACTGCCACCCAGGTGGGCACGTTTGCGGGTCTGCCGGTCATTCTCGATGCGAACATTCCCACCACCTATGGGACTGGGGCAGATGAGGATGTGATCGTCGTCGCCCGACGTGAGGACCTCATGCTCTGGGAGGCGGGAGATGGGCAGCCGACCGATCTGCGTTTCGAGCAGACCCTGGGTGATCAGCTCACTGTGAAGCTTGTCGCGTACGGCTATTCGGCGTTCACTGCTGGCCGCTATCCGTCAGCTCTGGCGTTGGTTGGTGGTGCTGATGAGGCCGGTTCTGGTCTTGTCGCACCGACATTCTGATCAATTTTCACGCAGCAAGGGGGTCGGCGTTGTCGGCCCCCTTGCCTCTTGAAAGGGGCATCGTGGAGAACTGGCTGCAGGACAACTATCGGGCGTTGCATGAGCAGGGCAGGTCGTGGGGGCAGATTGCTGCTGATGCGGATCGTGCCGGTTCACTTGTTGTAGCTGCGTGGGCTCGGGCACAGGCGTTGAAAGACCATTCGACGGTACCGAAGCGTGCGACACGGAAGCCTCGGCAGACTCGTGGCTGAGATCGAAGCATCACAGTTCGACGTGCTCGAGCTGACGTGGCAGCCGCCCGCAGGGTACGGGGTGACTGCTGTGCTCACCGCGCCGGACGGGTCGACGCAACAGCTGACAGCGTCCTCTGCGTCGGCACTCCCGAACGTGTGGACGGTCTGGTGCATGGTCGACCTGGTGGGCACATGGACACTCACCTGGACGGGTGTCGGCACTCAGGCGACGAGCACGGACACGATCACGGTCACTGAGAAGACGCTCGCCGAGGTCATGAGCCTGGACGACTGTTACCAGTCACTCAACATGCCCTCCTCTGCTCAGGGGGCAAACGCTGGCCGGGACGCGGACATGCTCACGTATGCTTCTGCGGCCACATCGGTTGTGGAGGGGATTGTTGGTCCGGTCAGGAAGCGCACACTCTGGCAGGTGTTTGACGGCGGGGAGTTGTCCATACGTTTGAAGTGGAAGCCGACCGCAATTCTCCGGATTGTGGAGAACGGGGTCGACATTTTCGACTGGGTGCCAGACCTGGATTCTGGGATCATCCATGCGGGCACAACCTGGTGGAACCGGCCGTTCTGGCCTGGCGTCCAGAACGTGCAGGTGTTCTATCAGGCTGGTGATGGGAACCCAGTCCCGAACGTGTCTTTGGCGATCCGTGAAGAGTTTCGGTTCCTCTGGCAGGTGGGCCGCCAGGGCGGCAATTTTGCTCCGCAAGAGCAGGCAGACGGCTCCTACACGGTGCAAGGGTTCGCAGTGCCGAACCGTGTTCAGGAGCTCCTCCAGACTGTGCCAAGAATGCCGGGGTTCGCATGATCAATGGTGAATCTGTCTCCACTCTCGGAGGGACATTCAAACAGGCTCTTTTCGAGACTGCTCAAAGCGTGTTTGCCGCAGCCACAACCACTGATTTTCCGACACCGCCCACAGTGTGCATGGGTGTGCCGTCGAACACCGACAATTTTCAGATCGTGTCGATTGGTGAAGTGAGCATCGCACAGGAGCCTGCCGCTCTTGGCACAACCCGGCAGCGTGAAGAAACACTCACCTGCGATGTGACCATCAGCGTGTTTCTGGGCGGCATGGACGATGTGGAGCCGACGGTCAACCAGCGCGCCTGGGATCTCATGGCGCTCCTAGAGGAGCAGGTGCATTACGTCCGTGAAAACCAGGATGGCACCACTCTTGGCGGCCTTGTCCGCGAATGTTTCCTCACCCAGGTTGCACAAGATTCCCAGGCGGCTCAGGTTTCCACGACGACTGGACGGGAAGCCGTCATCGTGGGCACGTTCACAGCGAAAGCGAGGATCAGATGGCAGTGATGAAGAACATTTCCCCGAAGGGGGATCTGGATGTGCCGGCGCTCGGCCGGATGGTGAAAAAGGGAGAGACGGTGCAGGTCCCTGACGGTTTGCATCTGCCCCCGACCGATTTTGAGGAAGTGAACACTGATGACCACGCAGCTTGATACCAGTGTAGGTCTCGCACCAGAGACCACATATGGGACGTTCGTCGCCCCGACCCACTTCGTAGAGCCCACCTCTGAAACGCTCGACCTGAATCTCACCGTGGTGAACGGGACGGGCATGCGTCCTGGCCGACGCACCACGACGACACGTCAGCGTGCGGTGGAGAAGCGCAGTGTTTCCGGGGATATTGAGGTGGAGGCCGACTACGACGAGCTGGGCATCCTCTTGGCTGCTGCGTTCGGGAGTGTGACTTCCAATCCGATCGCCACGAGCAGCACCACCTATCAGCATGTGTTCACGCCATTCGCTGACTATCTCCCCTCCTACTCCGTACAGAAAGGGATTCCTCCGCTGGGTGGTGGGGACCCTGTGCCGTGGAGTTTCACCGGGATGCAGGCGAATCAGCTCGACTTCTCAGCAAAGACCGGGGCTGTGCCAACCTGCAAGGTGACATTCGTCGGCAAAGACGCAAAATCGGTCGAATCAGACGCACCGGCATTCACAACCCCGACCTATCCGACCACCTCGGAGCTGCTTTCGTTCACTGGCGGCTCCATTGTGGTCGGCGGGACTGTCACGGCACCAACAACCACTGCGCTCGCCACTGGCGGCACTGAGGTTGCGACGGTCACCGACTGTGACATCAAGCTGGACAATGCACTCGACTCTGCCGGATACACGCTCGGCGGTGGGGGCACACGCACCCGTCCAGGTGCTGCACTCTTGGCGAAGCCCACTGGCACGCTCACCGCCGAATTTCGGGACACAACGTTCTGGGCCCAGTACCTGGGGCAGGAACAGCTGACTCTCGTCCTGGACTTCAAGGGGTCAGCCACCACGGACTCGACTCGTGAATTGCAGATCTACATTCCCGCGATTGCTCTAGACGGTGACACCCCGAAAGCAAAAGCGGGGTCGATTGTTACCCAGTCAATCAGTTTCACCGTGCTCCAGGACATGGTGAACGGATTGCCGATGCTTGAAGCAGTTCTGCGGAACACAATTCAGTCATATGCCTGAGCTGGTTGAGCTCGACTGGACACCGGAGGAGCTTTCCAGGCTCCTCGCGTTTCTGAAGGACTCCGACAAAGTGTTGGCAAAGTCTCTTCGGAAGAACGTGCGCAACGCGGCAAAGATTGTTCAGGCTGATGTTGCTCGGGCGATCATGGCTTACCCGGCTCAGAAATATCACACCGGGATGCGTGAAGAACTCGCCGGGTCTCTCGCCGTCCGCATCAACTCGTCGACCAAGTCCAAACGCACCGGCGTGCAGATCGTGTCCAATGGGCGGCTTCTCCCGCAGCAGAAGAAAGCCCTCGTGAAAGCAATGAACGCTGCAGACACCTTCCGTCATCCGGTTTGGCATGGTGGCAACACTGCGAACGGGCACACCAAAGTCAAATTTCTGCATCGGAAAGATTCATCCCCGAAATTCTGGATCGAGCAGAAGGGCATGAGGTATTTCCGGTCAGAAGTGGTCAGACAGCACGAGTCCAGCGTGGCCGAAATGATCGGGGACGCAATCAGCGAAATCTTGGAGGAGCTCTAATGAAGGCCACGATTCGTGGGAATGACTACCACTTCCAGGTTGATGATCTGCTGGACCTCAACCAGTGGGTGCAGGTGAAACGACAAACAGGTTTGGGCATGAAGTCGTTCATTGAAACGGTCCAAAAATTCGGCACCGCGACCGATGAGAGTGGCATCCCAGATGTGCTCGACACCGAAGAAGGACTGAACGCTCTCCGTGTGCTCATTTGGGCAATTCATCTGCGTGCGGGGATAACCAGTCTTGATGGCAAGCCGCTCACGATTGAACGAGCGAATGCTGACATCAACATGGCCGAGTTCATGGCGTCCATTGATTTTCAGGACGAACCGGACCCTACCGGGGCCGACCGCGAGGTCGGCCCATCCTCATCGAAGACATCGAAAAAGACGTCTACGACCACATCATGACAATTTCGCATGTTTGGCCGGGCTACACCCTGCTGAACGTGTGGGGACTCAAGTACAAGGACTGGGTGCTGCTCCGGTCCGCTGCCGAGAGCTGGGAGCGGGAGGTACGAAATGGCTAACATCACGATCGGCATTTCTGCCCAGGACAATGCTTCCGAGAAGCTCCAGAAGGTCGGCTCGTCTGCGGAGAAGATGAGCTCTGAGGTTAAGTCTGCGGCCGAAAAGACCAGTTCGGCTGCATCGGGTGTTGGGAAGGTTGGGACGGAGGCAGAGTCGTCTGCGTCCAAGATGAGTTCAGCATCTGAGCGGATCAGCTCAGCATCGAAAGAGTCAGCCGGATATTTGCGCCAAGTTGGGAGCTCGGCTCGGGAGATGGCTTCCCAGACTGCTTCCTCCGCCTCCAAAGCAGGATCTTCAGCGACGAGTCTTGGAGACCGGTTCAGGGCCCTTGGAGATCGGATTGCAGCCGTAGCTGGCGGTATGGGCCTGTACACGCTCGGATCAAAAGTGGTTGATTTCGCAAAAGAATCTATCAGTGCCATGGGTGAGCTTGGTGAGTCGACTGAACAGCTTCAGGGTGTCATGGGTGGGACCGCAGAGCAGGTATCGTCGTTCCTCTCTGTGGGAACTCGGTTCAGCTTGTCGACGAACAACATGGCGGTGTCTGGCCGCACTTTAGCGAAAGCGCTCACCGAGGCGAGCAATGGGTCGTCCACGTATACGTCCGTGTTCAAACAGCTGGGGATCTCAGTCAAGGATTCGAACGGGAACCTGAAGTCTGCAACCCAGGTGCTCCCTGAGGTGGCTGACTCGTTTTCGAAGATGACGAGTTCTTCGCAGAAGGCCTATGTGGCGCAGAAGTTGTTCGGACGCTCTGGGTCAAAGCTCATCCCGCTGCTGAACCAGGGATCGGCGGGCCTGGAAAAGTATGAGAAGGCGGCACAGAAGGCCGGATCAACCATTGGTGAAGATGGTGTTGAGAGCGCCTACAAGTACCGGATGGCCCAAGCTGATCTGAACGAGTCAGTCCAGGGGCTCCAGATTTCAATCGGGAAAAATTTGTACCCGATCCTCACCCGGATTGTGAATGTGATCTCCACTAAGGTGATTCCGGCCGTCTCGAGTGCATTGGGCTGGATCAAACGGAATCAGTCATCGATTGTTGCTTGGGCGAAGGTGATTGCGGCCGCAGCTGCACCGATTGCGGTTCTGGTTGCAGGGCTGAAAATCCTTCAAAGCGTCATGAACATGGCAAAGCTTGTTCAGTCGATGACCAATGCGTTCAAGCTGTTTACGACTGGAGCGAACACTGCAAAAGTGGCTCAGACCGGGTTGAACACGGCCATGAAAGCGAACGTGTTCATCCTGATTGCCACCGTGATTGCGCAGCTGATCGTGGCCCTTGTCACATGGCTGACGACCACAAAACAGGGACGCAAAGCGTGGGCGGATTTTTGTGATGCGATGCAGAGAACCGGTCAGGCAATGGCTGACTGGTTCAAGAAGGCATTCAATGATTTGAAGAGCTTTTTCAAAACAACTTGGGATGACATAACCGGTTTTTTCCGGTCCGCTGGAACCAACATCTCAAACATTTGGAACAATGTTGTCGACTTCTTTAAAGCGATTCCTGGCAGGATCAAAGACTTTTTCTCAGATGCTGGGTCTTGGCTGTTGAACGCTGGGCGGAATGTGGTCGATGGGCTGATCAATGGGATTGAATCGAAGTTCGCTGCGATCGGGAATGTCGTTTCAAGCATGGCTTCGAAGATTACTGGCGGCTTCAAATCACTGCTGGGGATCAACTCACCATCGAAGGTTTTCTCCGGGTTCGGACAGAACGTTGGTGAGGGCTTCATCAACGGTGTCACGTCGAAGATCTCGAATGCTCAGGCTGCGGTGAAGCGGCTCGTCACTCTTCCCACAACCCAGTCGATGGGCCTGTCGGGTCTCCAGCTGGCTGGCGTGACAAGTGCGGCCTCAAAGGCTGGGACATCTGGCAATGTGATCATCGGCACGTTGAATGCAGGAAATAAGACGACCAACGAGATCATGTCTGGCCTGAATGGTCTCGCCCGTGGGCGGGGGCAGTCATGACTTTCGTTGACCCTCCAACACATGCTTTGGCGGATTTTCAGGTTGAATATGACGGTCTTCTTATGGGGCCTGGCACACCGTTTGGGGT